TTGCTCGAATTGTGGTGCCACGTGGAATCAAAAGCAACATACTAAGATTCACGTAACAAGTGTTCCATTAGCAGGCGAATCAGGCTAATAGGAGAAAATAATGGCTAGTACATATACAGATTTAAAAATAGAATTAATAGGTACAGGTGAACAATCGGGTAGTTGGGGTACAACTACTAATACTAATTTAGGTACAGCTTTGGAAGAAGCTATTGTAGGTACTGTGGATGTACCTTTTTCAAGTGGCTCACTAACTCTTAGTTTATCAAACTCAAATGCATCACAATCAGCTCGTCATTTAAGACTTAATTTAACAGGTACATCAGGTGGAGCACAAAATTTAGTTGTTCCAGCGATACAAAAGAATTACTTAGTTAATAACGGCACAGCTGATACTATCACTGTCAAGACTGCTTCTGGTTCAGGAATTGGAGTACCATCAGGTAAAACTATGTGGGTATACAACAACGGCTCTAGTGTTGTTGATGCAGTTACCGCTGTGACATCTTTACAAGTAGATGAAATGACTCTTGATGGCGATACACTTACAGCAACAGATGACTTTACTATTGACGCTGTAGGAGACATTATTCTTGACGCTGATGGTTCTCAAATTAGAATAAAAGATAATGGCACAGAAAGGTTTATATTTAATTTAGGTGCTGCTACTGAAATAGATTGTATTGGTGATGATTTTTTACTACATGCAAATACATCAGACGCTGATATTATTTTTAAAGGTAATGATGGTGGTTCTACTATTACAGCTTTGACACTTGATATGTCAGCTGCTGGAGCCGCAACATTCAATGATTCTATAACAGCTACTTCAGTAACAGCTAATGGTGGAGTAACAGTAGATAATATAACTATTGATGGCACAGAGATAGATTTAAGTTCAGGTGATTTAACAGTAGATGTTGCTGGTGACATTATCTTAGACGCTGATGCAGGAGATATCATATTTAAAGATGGTGGTACAGAAATTGGTATATTTAATGCTGGTTCAAGTAATTTTATAATGCAATCATCCAATGTTGATAAAGACATTATTTTTAAAGGAAATGACGGTGGTTCTGTTATTACCGCACTAACGTTAGATATGTCAGCAGCAGGTGCTGCAACCTTTAACAATGATGTAACTGCTTTCTCAGACGAAAGACTAAAAGAAAACATTGAAACAATACCAGATGCTTTATCTAAAGTATGTCAAATGCGTGGAGTTACTTTTAACAGAACTGACTTTGATGGTGAAAAACAAATGGGTGTTATAGCTCAAGAAGTTGAAAAGATAATACCAGAAGTTGTAAAAGAAGATGATTCAGAAGATAAGATTAAATCAGTTGCTTACGGCAATATGGTCGGTGTTCTTATTGAAGCGATAAAAGATTTAAAAGCCGAAGTAGACGAACTTAAAAAGGGAAAATAAATGGCAATACCAGGTTCAGGAGCTTTATCATTATCTGCTATCCAAACTGAGTATGGAGGTAGTAACCCTATATCACTATCCGAGTATTATCGTGGTGGTAGTTTAGTACCTACATCTTCAAGTACCGCAGGCATTGCTTCATCAGGTGCAATTACCATGTCAAGTTTTTATGGTACTTCTAATCGTGTACAAATCACTTTAACTATTTCTTCAAACATAAATAACTATAATATATTTAGTAATAAAAGTGGTGCGTATGTCGCAGGTATTTCTGACATTACACTTGTTAATAACGCTCTTATCTCATCTCCTACTACTACCGCAGCAGCATTAGACACAGGTTCTGGTTGGACAAGCGGAGACACTATTACTATTGATAATAATTCTTCAATCACAGGTGCTGGTGGTCCAGGTGGTACTGGAGCGTCAATGAGTAGGGCTACTGTAAGTTCAGCAGCAACAGCGGGCGGGGCAGCAGGACACGGCATTCAAATACAATTTGCAACTACCATTGATAACGCTGGTGGAACTATTTCTGGCGGTGGCGGTGGTGGTGGCGGTGGTGCTGGTAACTTTGGTTCTGCGAACTTTAAAAGTGGTACCATTGAAGGAAATGGCGGCGGTGGCGGCGGTGGCGGTGGTCAAGGTGGTCTTGGGTCAGGTCAAAATGGTGGTTTATCTGGACCAGGTGGTTCTGCATCAGGAGCAACAAACCTAAGTGTAAATGGTAGTGCAGGAGCAGCGGGTTCACTAAATGCAGCGGGAGCAGGTGGAGCTGGTGGGAATTTTAGTACTGGCACACTTACAGGGGCCGCTAGTCCTGGTGGGGCAGGTGGAACAGTGGGAGCAGCTGGTAGTAGTGGTCAAGGTTCATATGGTAGCGGTCCAGGAGCAGGTGGGGCAGCAGGAAACGCTATAAAATTAAATGGTAATTCTGTAACATTTACAAATACAGGTACAAGAAATGGAGCAACATCATAATGATTTTATTTAGAGCATTTATAGATAACAAAGCAGTCACCAATAGAGTCTATTGGGCTGGTAGTGAAGATTCAGAAACTATAGCAATCAAAAAAGAAGTAACAGATGTATTTACTTCTGAGACCTTTCCATTTCCTGTGAACGTATGGGGTGTAGATATGAATGCTAATGTTATTACGTTTCATCAATGCTCTATAGAACAAGACCACAAAGACAGTAGTAAAATTCAAAATAGCCTTTTAATTGATAAAGATTTTTTAAGATATATTTATAACTTGGATACTAAAACTAAAACTATAGAAATATTTTATAAGCCAGACCAAGCGATACCTGTGGTATCTTTAGGTTCTGGGGTGTCAGTATACCGTATTTCTGATATGTGTGATGCTAATTTTAATCTACAAAAGACTCAAGCTATCTATGCACAAGGTACAAATGCTAGTATATTTGCATGGGCCAAATCTTTAAAATCAGATATTGTGATGCCTATATCAGAAAACAAATTACTATCTCATGCGGATGATTCTTTTAAGTTTCAATTTAACAGTGCTAAAGAATTAATATCAGTTTCACTATTTACTCATTTAGAAAGGTATCAAGTATATGGTGATGATAAAGTATATGAAGAATATACCGCACCCTTTGCTGATGAGATAAGTAATTTAGATAATACTGAAATTGTTGTACCAAAAACAGACAATCATGGTAATCGTATAGCTCAAAATGTTAATAAAGAAAATATAAAAGAATATGTAATGGTACCTAAATCAGACGGAAGTGGCGGATATGATAAAGTTCTTGTTAAAGATTTATAAAGGTTCTGGTATTGGTTCTACTCACGTAATAACTAGAACAGGTAATCCGATGTTAAAAAGATGGGGTGTATGGACACCTTTCTTTACTATATTAATATCTAAAATATATCCAATCAAACAAATCGCTCATAACCATGAGGGTTCTTTTATATCTTTTTTATTGTGGGGTAAGTACCAAGAAACTGTATTTGACCCAGATAAAAGTTCAATACGAATAGATGACAAGAAATGGTTTAATCAATTAAGTCATAATAAATTTCATACCATTAAAGCAGAACAACCTGTATACACAATTATGTTTATGGGTAGGCGAATAAACGAAGAAACATCTGGCCTTATAAACAATAAAATTATACCCGCCAGTAGACTAGTAAGAGGGTACCGATAATACTTTCTTATACCATAGTGATGATATAAAATAAGATATAATTAATATAGGAGTATAATGTGATTGGATTAGTTGTTAGTGGTTTAAGTAAAGCGGTTGGAGGATACTTCGAACACAAAAGTAAAGAGTCGGTAGCTAAAAGTAATTTAAAAATAGCAGAGATAGATGCTAAAGTTGCAGTGCAAAAGAAAGTAGCAGAAGGTAAAGTCGAGTGGGAAACCGCTATGGCAAAGGCTTCTGACGATTCCTGGAAGGATGAAGCATGGACGCTGACTTTCATTGCCATAATAATTTTTAGCTTTATCCCATACTTTCAACCTCATATTGCTAAAGGTATTGAGTTTTTAGCTACATTCCCTGAGTGGTTACAATGGTCTATAATGGCTAGTATTGGTGCTTCTTTTGGACTTAAGTCAATAGGAAAATTTACTAAGTAATGTTTAAACTATCAAAGAAATCATTAGGTAAATTAGATGAAGTAAACCCTGATTTACAGAAATTAGTTAAGAATGCTATAGGTTTATCAACTATAGACTTTGGTATATCAGAAGGAATGCGTACTAAAGAAAGACAACAGATATTGTATGACACAGGTAAAAGTCAAACTATGAACTCAAGGCATCTTA